ACCAATAGCAATAATGCTAGGTTTAGAATTTACAAATAAGATATTTACTTATGGAGAAAAAATCCATGGCAATAAAATTGTGTTTGAAAGTAATAGATTACAATATGCATCAAATACAACAAAAATAAAAATCGTAGAAAAAGCAAATAACATAATGACTATCAATGAAATGAGAGAAATGTTTAATTTAGCTCCAGTAGAAGATGGTGATAGGATTATGCAAGACTTAAATCACATTGATAGTACAATAGCAAATCAATACCAAGGTGGTGATGAAAATGAATAAAGAAATAAGAATGTTAGATGTAGAAATGAGGGCATTAGATAATGAAGAAGATAAGATGGTAATAGAAGGTTATCCTATAACTTTTAATGCACCAGCAACTCATTATGGAATGACTGAAATAATAGATAGCAGAGCATTAGATACTGCTGATATGACTGATGTACCATTGAAGTACAATCACGATGACTCACATTTGATAATGGCAAGGACAAGAAATGGATCTCTTAAACTTGAAAAAGATGAAAGAGGATTAAAAATGACTGCTACATTAATAGATACTCAAAGTAATAGAGATATTTATAAATCAATTAAAGCAGGGTTACTTGATAAAATGTCATTTGCATTTACAACAAAAGATGAAGATTATGATTATAGTACAGATACAAGAACAATACGTTCTATAGATAAATTATGGGATGTATCAGTAGTAGATGTACCATATTATGACACTACATCAGTATTTGCAAGAAGTTTAGATAATAGTGAAGAGTATGCTAAACAAAAACAAGAAGAAAAAAGACAATTAGAAAGTAAAAAAGAAAGAAAAGCACTTGCAGATAAACTTGCAAGAGAAGAATTATTAAAAAGATTGTAATTGGGACAAGTAGAACACGTTGGATAACGTGTTTTTATTTTGAACTGGATAGGGAGATACCAATATCAATAAATAGTCGACTTTAAAGAAAGGAACTAAAAATGGAAAGATTACAAGAAATCGAAGCTCGCAAACTTGAATTAAGAGAACTTTTACAAGATGAAACTAAAGAAGTTGATATTGAAGAAGTTAAAACTGAAATTGAAAGTTTAGAAGCTGAAGAAAAAGAAATTGAAGAAAAAGTAAAAGAAACAACTACTGAAGAAATCGAAGGAAAAGAAAAAAGAAAAGAAATAGTACAACAAATTGAAGAAAGAAAAATAATGCCAAACGAAATTAAGGAGAGTGTAAAAATGGATATTAAAGAATTAAGAAATTCACAACAATATGTAGAAGCATATGCAAACTATATTAAAACAGGAGAAGATGCTGAATTAAGAAGTTTATTAACAACAAATGTTGATAACGGAACAATTGCAGTACCTGATTTTGTTTATGATGAAATCAAAACTGCTTGGGATCAAGAAGGAATTATGGCTTTAGTTCACAAAGCTGAATTAAAAGGAAACATTAAAGTAAACTTTGAAATTAGTGGAACTGATGCAGTAGTACATACTGAAGGAAGTGGACCAGTATCAGAAGAAGAATTAATCGAAGGAATCGTAACAATTGTTCCAGCACACATCAAAAAATGGATTTCATTTAGTGATGAAGTTATGTCTATGAGAGGTGAAGCATTCTTAAGATATATTTATGCTGAATTAACTTATAGAATCGTTAAAAAAGCTGCTGATTTAGTAGTAAGTATGATTGCTGCTTTACCACAAACTGCAAATTCAACAACTCCAAGTGCAAGAAAAATTAATGTAGCTCCTGCTGCAGATACAATTGCTCAAGGAATTGCAAATTTAAGTGATGAAGCTAACAATCCAGTTATTATTATGAATAAATTAACTTATGCTGAATTTAAAAGAGTACAATATGCTAACAATTATGGTGTAGATGTATTCGAAGGATTAAAAGTATTATTCAATAATACATTACCAGCATATAGTGCTGCTTCAAATGGTGCAGTATATTGTATCGTTGGAGATTTAGACCATGGAACATTAGCAAACTTCCCTAACGGAATTAACAACGTTGAATTCAAACTAGATGAATTATCTCGTAAAAAAGAAGATTTAGTTGAATGTTTAGGAAAAGAATATGTTGGATTAGGTGTAGTAGCTGATAAATCATTTACTCTAATCTCTAAACCAGCATCTATCTAACAGGAGGAATAAGAAATGCTAAATGATATAAAAAAGATAAATGGAATATATAATGATGAATTTGACTCAATAATAGAAAGTTACATTCAATCAGCAAAAAAAGATTTAGAGTCAGTTGGCATTTCTAAATCTAAAATAATGGAGTTAGATGCTCTAATAAAACCAGCAATAATAAGTTATGTGCAATCTTTTATAGATATAGATAATAGTGAACTACATTTAAACTCATATGCATTACAAAAAGATGCAATAAGACATATGGAAGAATATCAAGATGCAATACACTGATTTATTAAAACTAATATCAAAAGAAGAAACATTTGATGATGTAGGAAATATTATTGAAAAAGAAAATATAAGAGATGTATATGCAAAAACTAATGTTGTTGGAACAAGAGAATTTTATAATGCAATGGCAGTAGGAATAACTCCTACTGCTGAATTGCAAATTAAGAAAATGAATTACAATGATGAAGATGAAGTAATCTATAAAAACAAAAGATATTCTGTAATAAGAACTATTCCAAAAGGAACACACGATGTTGTATTAGTATTAGGAGTTAAACAAGTAAATAATGGCTAAATATAATTCACTTTTAGAGATAAATGAAATATTAAATAATTATGTTGATGAAGTCCAAGAAGAAATTACACAAAGTGCTATTGATATAGCAACTAAAGGTAAAGAAAGATTAAGAAAAAATACTAATACATATAAAGTAAGAACTGGAAAATACAATAAAGGCTGGAGAGTTAAAACAACTAAAACATATAACTCAATAAATTGTGTTATATATAATGAAACTTCGTACCAATTATCACACTTACTAGAAAATGGGCATATTTTAAGAAATGGGAAAAGAAGTAGAGCATTTATACATATAGCACCAGTTGCACAACAATGTACAACAGATTTTACCAAAAGTGTGGAAGAAATAGTAAAAGGTGGTTAATATGACAAATCAAGAACTATATAGATTATTAAAAACAACAGGTTATCCTGTAGCATATCATCACTTTAAAACAAAAGAGGTAGCAATACCTTTTTTATTATACTTTGATGACAGTCTAGATACATTTAATGCTGATGATAAAGTATATTCAAAATCAAATAGTTACAAAATATATCTAGCAACTGAAAAGAAAGATATAGAAGCTGAAAATAAAGTAGAAACATTGTTAGACAATAACCATATTCCTTATTACAAAAGAGTTGATTTTATAGAAGAAGAACAAATTTATCAAATTGAATATGAAATATAAGGAGAAATAAATATGGCAAATAAAGTAAGATTTGGATTTAGAAACGTTCATTATGCAAAAATTACTGAAGGTTCAAATGGAGAAATTTCATATGGTAGTCCAGTGGCTTTACCAGGTGGAGTAAACTTAACATTAGATCCTGAAGGAGATTCAAGTGATTTCTTTGCTGATGATTCAATCTATTATTCATTATCAGTAAACCAAGGATATAGTGGAACATTAGAATTAGCATTAGTTCCAGAAGCATTCTTAACTGATATTATGGGATATACAAAAGATAGTAATGGAGCATTAATAGAAAATGCTGATGATAAATATTCACCATTTGCATTAGGATTCGAAATCCAAGGTGATGAAAAAGGAAGAAGAGTTTGGTACTACAATTGTTCAGTATCAAGAAGTTCTCAAAATGCATCAACAAAAGAACAAAATGCTACACCACAAACTGAATCATTGTCTATTAAAGCAATGCCACGTTTAAGTGATAAAGCAGTTAAAGCTACATTAGAATTAAATTCTACAAATCAATCTGCATATAACTCATTCTTTGAATCAGTATACGAAAAAGAACAATAGAAGAGAAACAATGAGGAAGTATTTAGTTACTTCCTCTTTTTTTTATAAAGAGAGGTGATTATATGGCAAATAAAAAACTACAAGGTATTACTATTGAAATAGATGGTAATACAACCAAATTATCAAAATCACTAGAAAATGTTAATAAAGCAGTAAGAAGTACAAGTTCTGAATTAAAAGAAATCCAAAAAGGATTAAAATTTGATACAGGGAATACAACGTTATTAGCACAAAAGCAACAAGTATTACAAGATAGTATAGCAGCAACTTCAAAGAAATTAGAGCAATTAAGAGAAGCAAAAAGACAAGCTGATATTGAACTAGCAAGTGGTAAAAGCAATTTAACTGCTAAAGAATATCGAGAATTAGAACGTGAAATAGCAACAACTGAATCATCTTTAAATAAAATGGAAGATGAATTAAGAGAAACTGATGATGCTTTACAAGATAATTCAAACAGTGTAAGAGATTTAGCACAAAATGAAAATGTTGCTGGACAAGGTGCTATTAAATTAGGTTCATTAATTAATGCTAACTTAATAAGTGAAGCAATTAAAACTGGATTAAGAGAAGTAACTGAACTTGTTAAAAAATTAGGAGAAGCATTTTTTGAATTAACAAAACAATCAATAAAGAATTTTGCTGAATATGAACAACTTGTAGGTGGAATTGAATCAATGTTTGGTGGAGTTGAAAAGGGTAACGAGCAAATCAACAAGGTACTAAAAACAGGTAGTGATGCTTGGAAAACTCTTACAATGTCTGAAACTGAATATTACAAATCATTCACATCAACATATCCATTAATAAAAGCTGATATTACTGATAGTAATAAAGCAATAGAACAAACTAATAAATTATTACAAATTGAAAGTGATTTGGCTAATACATTTGGTTATGATATGGAAACAGCTGCAACTGCTATCAACTGGGCATTAAAAGGTTCATTTAACTATATTGATAACTTAAATTTAGGTATTAAAGGAACACAAGAAGGA